ATTTTCTACCGAAGCTGGTAGAGAAGTGTTGGAAGACTTGATGAAGAATAACTTTATCTGGAATTCCACTATAACCAGTGATTTGCAGGAAACATCATATAACGAAGGGCGAAGATCTGTTGTTCTAGCCATTCTCAATTATGTGTCGTTGGATGCAGATCGAATTCAAACCATGATGAAGCAAAATTATGAGCGAAGCATCGATGACAACTTCTGAAGCTGCACCAAGCGATTCAGGAGCCATTGACTCTGGCGGTTCAATGCTTTCTGCAGAACAACCAGCAATCACTTCTAGTCCAATGGAGTTCAATCCTACAGGATTGCCTGATGGATTAGGAGAAGAACCATCCCTACAGACTTTTGACTCTGTAGATAAGTTGGCTAAATCGTATGTCAATCTTGTTAAAAAGATGGGTGTACCAGCAGAACAACTCCTACGTTTACCTGGAGAAGGTGAACCTATGGATGATGTTTATAATGCTCTTGGAAGACCTGAAGACCATAATGGTTACACTTTAGGAGATCATGATCCAGAGCAGACAGAAAACTATAGACAGTTTGCCCACCAGTTGGGATTAAACAACCAACAGGCAGAAACTATATTCCAAGCATATCAACAGGATATTGCTGAACGTGAAGAAACTTCTCAACAACAGTTTGAGCAGTTTGAAGTTGATAACCTAAGCACTTTACAACAGGAATGGGGTGATGAGTTTAATCACAACCTGGAAATGGCAAGACGAGCGTTTATGAATTTTGCTACTCCTGAAGCAGTTAAGGTTATAGAAGAAACAGGAATGGGAAACCATCCAGAATTATTAAAAGTCTTTGCCCGAATAGGTGAAGTCTTGGCAGAAGATTCAGTTTTACCAGGATCAAATAACGCAGTTCTTGGTGGAATGAATCCAGCCAATGCTCAAGAAGAAATCAATTCATTATTGAATGATAAAGATTTTAGACAATCTTACATGGATACCTATGATCCTAATCATCAGGCAGCCGTTGCTAAGATGACTAAACTCTATAGCCACTTGAGCTAAAACTTAGACCAGACAAGGTATTTTTATACCCCTGGCATTTAGATAATGTCAGCGAACCCCATGTGGACAATTCGCAAATGTGCGTTTTTTTACTCACTAATTGCGGAGATTTTATATGTCCACTCAAGTCACAACGGCATTTGTCAAACAATTTGATGCCAATGTACAACTTCTCGTCCAACAAATGGGAAGTAGACTGCGTAATGCAGTTACATTAGAAGCAGGAAAGATCGGTGAAGAAGTCTTCATGGATCGTATCGGTGCTACTTCAGCACAAAGAGTTACCAGCAGACATGCTGACTCACCATTAATCAGTACACCACATGATAGACGTAGGGTAACACCTGTTGACTATGATTGGGGTGACATGATTGATAATCCAGACAAACTAAGGCTCTTGATTGATCCTGCATCTGCTTATTCCGTCAATGCTGCTATGGCAATGGGAAGAGCAATTGATGAAGAGGTTATTGGTGCAATTGTAGGTACTGCGTCTGGTTCTGAAAATACTTCAGGAAGTGCTGCAAGTACAGATATATCTCTTGATGCATCTCAGCAAGTTGATGCTAATACCAACACATATGCTGTTGATAGCGAATCAGGTTATACCAATCTCACGGTAGGTAAATTGATTCATGCTCGTAAAATTCTGGGATCAGGAGAAGCTGATGATTATGATGTGAATGGGAATAGTAATTTATTTCTTGTTCTCAACGCTAATCAATTAGCTCAATTATTGACTTCGACTAAAGTTAATAGTGCTGATTATAATCAAGTACGAGCTTTGGTTGCTGGTGATTTGAATCAGTATATGGGATTCAATATTATCAGAACTGAAAAGATTCCCACCACTGCTGGCACTGAATCTTACTCTGGTACTACTGCATGTCCGCAGGAAAATGGTGCTGACGTAGAGTATTGCTTAGCTTTTCATCGCAGAGGCGTAGGTCTTTGTATCTGGGAAGACATTGTAGCACGTATTTCTGAGCGTCCAGACAAGAGGTTCAGCCAGTATATTTATTACCGTATGACTGTTGGAGCAACCCGTCTTGAAGAAGAACGTGTTGTTCAACTCAGTTGCATGGCAGCTTAATCTCTTAAAAGGAAAATACTATGGCCGTAACAACGCAAAACAGCACACAGTACGCTAACACTGTAGCTGTACCTTCAGTAATGAATGACCCTTCAGATCATCATGGTCGAATGAGAATTATGTATTTTTCTCATGATCAAGATGGTGCTGGAGAAGCAACTTCTTCTGTTGCATTAGGAAAGCTTCCTGCTGGTAAAGTCCGTTTATTTATAGGCTTATCCAGAGCTTATGTCAATTGGGTCACAAGTGGTGCAAAAATTGATTTAGGTTGGGATGCTTATACTGATCTTGCAGGAGATGCAGTAGCAGCCGATCCAGATGGATTAATCAATGGAATCAGTGTCGATACCGTTGGTTATTTCAGTTTAGAAGGAGCTTCTGCTAATACTGGAGCACCTCTAAAAGCAACTGGTGGAACAAAGTTGTTTGAATCTCAAGGTGGTGTTCTAATCAGAGCAACTTCTGAAGATGAAGCACTAGTTGATGGCGATGATCTCGCTGGTTATATGGTTTACACCATTGACTGATTAAACTTAGGGGGCTTCGGCCCCCTTTCCCAAAGGAACTTATGTCTAGAATTGTTTTGTATTCAACAGATGGTGATGAAAGAGAAGTCACTAGAGGTTCTTCAGAATTCAGAGAACTTTCTAAATTAGGTTGGTCTGCTGTAAAAAAAGAACCTGTAAAGAAACCTGCTAAGAAAAAAGCTTAATGGCTACTGCAATTCAGATATCTAATATTGCCTTAAACAATATTGGTGACGGGACTATTACAGCTTTTGATGATGCTAATGCACGGGCAAGAGCCTGTAAATTAAGGTTTGAAGATGTAAGAGATGCCGTGCTTCGTTCTCATCCTTGGAATTGTATGACTCATAGAACAGAGTTATCCAAAAGTGGAGACTATACACCTCCATTTGAATATAACTATGCCTATGTTTTGGATAATACGATTATTCTCAGGGTTTTAAACCTCTATGAAAGTGACCAATACGATTATCCATTTAAAGTAGAAGGTCAGTATCTTCTGACTGATGCTACTACTGCAAAGATCAAATACATCAAAAAACCTAGTTCCAGAGATGATACTACTGATTTTGATGCACAATTGGTTCAGGCAATAGCAATGGGACTTGCATCAGAAATTGCAATGGATCTTACAGGTCAAGGATCATTGCGTGATTTGATGTTAGGTAAATTCCAGCAAGTGTTATCAGAAGCAAGAAGTATTGATGCACAAGTTGGTACTGCAGATGTTATTGAATCCAATGAATGGTTGAATTCAAGGAATACTTCCATGTCAGGAAACTTCAGACCTTTTTCTGCATCAACTGCAAATGGTGTATAAATGAGAGTGACCCAAACTCAGACTAATTTCTGGGGAGGTCAGATTGCGGTTAAATCACAAGGTTTTGTAGATGAGGAATTGTATTCCAAATCTGTACAAGAACTTACCAACTTTGTGGTTACACCAAATGGTGGAATTGCAAGAAGACCAGGAACTCAATATATAGCGAGAACCAAACCAAATGCAGTAGGAGTTGGAAAAGAAGCAAATGCAGTAAAGTTGATTCCTTTTACTATAGGATTTGGAAGTTCAAACAACTATATACTGGAATTTGGAGTTTATCAGCCTGAAGTAGCAATCACTTCTGTAACAACTGGAGATAATCTATTTACTGTTTCAGGAGGACATGGATTGTCGAGTTACGATGTTATTCAGTTAGAAGCAACTACGTTGCCTACAGGTGCTTCAGCAAATACTGATTATCATGTTCTAGTACTAAACAGCACTCAATTCAAAATTTGCACGACTGCAGCAAATGTAACTTCTACGACAGTAGTTGGTCTTAGTGGTAGTCTTTCTGCAGGTAAAATCAGTTCTAGAGGATATATAAGGTTTTATAAGGACAAGGCACAGTTGGCTTTATCAAGTAAACCTTATGAACTAACAACACCTTATAATACGACTGCAAAAGTTAACTCTATACGTTTTATTCAATCGGCATCCTATTTGTTTCTTGTAAGTCCTGACGTTCCTCCACAACAGCTTGTTTATACTTTTGATACCTCATGGGCATTATCAGAAATATCTTTCTATGACGGACCTTATTTCAATTCTCAGGAACTTGCTGATGGTACTGCTTCTACAGTCACGATGTCTATATCAGGTGATCCTACTTTACCAACAGGAATCAATCAAACAGGATGGGTAGGAGAATGCGATAATGCGTATTATTGGTCTGGAGTTGGAGATTCTAATCCTGCTCCTACAGATAATCTTCAAACCTTTTCATTCCTTCAGAATAAGAATCATGGTCTTCAGGATGGAATAAAGGTCAATCTTTCAGGAATTACTTTAGTCGTATCTGTATCTGCATCTTCTCCAGCTTCACCTACAGGAGGAGATTTATCAGATCCATGGGACGCAGATAAATCCCCTACATCAGATCCTTCTACACATGCAGATGTAAATCCATCAGCAACATCAGGAAGTGGTAATAAATCTAGTTTAAAAGCATCAATTACAACAGATGGTAATGGGAATCCTACCATTACAATAACGACAATGGGTACTGGATATGATCCTACTGATACAATTACTTTTACAGATCCTGGTTCAACATCTGAAACTGCAACAATGACCCTGAATTCTGCACATCCTTCCAATGGAGATTTCTTTGCAACTCAATGTACGGCTAATACCTTTAAATTAACCAGTGCTGTAGGAGATGCTCCTGTAGATTTTGGTCATAACCAGAAACCTACTGTAAAGGCTTATTTTTATAGAAAGAATTCAACTGTTCGTTTAACACAATCAGGAACTGGTGTATGGACAAATCAAGCTACTGATGGAGGAAGATTATTCAGAATCAATACTTTAGGAAATGAACAGATTTATTGGGGTCATGTTCAAATTGATACAATAGATCCAGATGGTGACAATGCTAATGAAGCAGACTGTACTGCAAAAACAGATATTCCTGTTTCGTTCACTTCTAATTTAAGAGATTGGAAATTAGGACAATGGTATACAGAGAACTATCCTCATTTTGTTTCTTTATTTCAACAAAGATTGGTCTTTGCAAGAGTTGATCATAGTCCACAGACTGTTTTCTTCTCTCAAACCAATGACTTCTACAATTTTGGCCCCTCAGAGTCTTTAGGATCGGCTACAGGACAAACAACAGCATCAGGAGCATCCATCATAGGAGAACAGGTATTAGCGTTCAATGCGATGACCTTTACGTTTGATTCTGGAACTGTAGATGAAATCCAGTTTCTTGTACCACAAGAGAAACTTCTGGCAGGAACAACAGGTGGTATTTATGCAGTCTATGGATCAGAACAAGACTTAACGATTACACCTACTAATTTTACAGTCAGAAGAGAAGGAACCCAACCAGCAGAAAAAACAGTCAATGCTGTAGCTGTAGATGAAAATGTTCTTTATGTCGAAGGTTCTGGAATCAAGGTTCGTTTAATCAATTTCGGTAAAGCAACTGCAGGAGAAAAATCATTCGATATCACCATAAGAGCTAATGATATTCTGAGCGATAAAGGTAAACAGATTATGGCAACCTCCATTCCTAACTATGCCAACTGGATCAGAGATGGTAATGGAGCAATCAGTTGTGTCACTTACATTCCTCAAAATACAATATTGGCATGGCATAAACATCAAATTGCCGGCTCTTATGATTATACAAATACAAGAGGAGGTGATCCAACAGGACATTTAACAACAGATCAAACAAATGCAGTTGTAGTCGATATGGGAACTATTCCATATGATGATCAGGATCAACTATGGATGGTTGTCAGAAGAACCATTCCTACTGTAGATGGAGATAAAAGTCATACCATCATTGAAACCATTGAAGTAATGGAAAACTGGATGAAAGAAGAAACCATTGATAAATCCAGATTCATGGATGGTCATGTAGTCGCAACTACTGCAACTTCAGTATCAGGTTTGAATCATCTGGAAGGATTAACAGTGAAGTTGCTTGGTGATGGTTCTCAATTGGATGATGTTGCTGTTTCTTCTGGATCTGCAGCATCAGGTGCATCTTCGAACTATACAACTCTGGTTTCAGGATTAGGTTATGAATCTAAACTGGTAACACTTCCAGTTGCTCTTGGTCCTCGTGGAAATGTCAGAATTGGAAACAAGAAAAGGATTCACAGAGCATGGGTTAAAGTTTATAGAACACCAAATATTCAATATGGAATTTATCCAGCATCGGTTTCAGAAGGTACTTTAACAGAAATGGTAACAAGAACTTTTTCTGACGAATATGGAGATCCACCAACTTTGGTTACAGGAGTTCAAGAATTGGTTCCGTCAAATCAAGGTTTTACTGATGCTCAGTTTCAGATACAGATTTCTGATTCAATGCCTACGAATATTTTAGCAATAGAACTGGATTACGAAACAAATGATAACTGATATCAAAGTCTGGCCTATAACGACTCAGGACGATATGGACCATATTCAAGAAGCAGCAGATGAAGATGGAGGAAGATCTTTAATTGGTCCAACTCATTTTGTTACTAAAGCTGGTTCTCCTATAGGTGCATTCTCTGTTGAAAGTCCTACTGTCTACTGGTGGATGCACTCTAAAAAAGCATCACCTAAAGATTCTAGAGCAGTCTTTCAGGCATTAGATGCAATCATGATGGACCGAAGACAAGAACATTACATCATTCCTTGTGAAGAATCTTCACCTTATTACGGACTTCTAGAAAAACATTGTTCTGTAATAAGACCTATTGAAGGTAGGGATTGGACACTTTTTACCAATAAACACTGATGGGTCTTCCTTTAATTATAGCCGGAGCAATGGCAGTAGGTGCTTTAAGTTCACTTGCATCTAAAAACCAGCAGATTAATGCAGAAAAGGATCGACTTAATGCAATGGCTAGACAAGCAAGGAAAAATGCAACATTAGCAAAATCAGGTTTTTATGGTCAAGGCAATCGTTTTGGTCTTAATGCAGAACTTGAAACAGGAAGATTAGCAAGATCTCATGCACAACGAATTGGTTCTATGAGAGCATCAATTGGAGGTTCTGGTGCAGTAGCAGATTCTGGAACAACATGGGATGTCATTGTTGCACAAGATGCAGAAAATCAATCAGAAATGAATGCATTCAGAACACAAGTGGATTCAAGAATACAGGACTTCTTTGATCAAGGAGATTTACAGTTCAATTCTTATATGGATCAAGCAACTGCATATGAAAATGGTGCATTCCAATTAGAACGTGGTCGACATGAAAGTATGCTCTATGCAGCAATGTCAGGTGGATCTTCAGGTGCTTCTACTGGAGCAGGTTTATATAGTGCAGGAGTTGATCCTAAATGGCCTACTTTTGGGAAAAAAACTGGACATAATCCTCATAGGTAATAATGAGACTTAACTTTCAACAACAAAAACCAATCAATCTTTCTGCTGGAGGACCATCTTTTGTTCCTGATCAATCCAGAGAAGCAGATCAAGAAGCAAATATCAGACTTCAAATGATCAATGAACAGCAACAAGCCTTAAAAGATATGGCTCAAGCTGCTGTCATGGTTGCAAAAGCAAATCAACAAGCAAAAGAAGCAGAACAACAATCAGATTTAGCTGATGCTCGTTTAAAGATAATTAAAGTCAGAAAAGACATTGAATTAGGTGTAGATCTAAATAAAAGTACAGATTTAAATTATCAAAGAAGAGAAGAAGGCACATCAGGGTATTATCGATTAGATCCAAGTTTATCTGGATACTACAAATATTCAGATATGAATAAAAATCAGGATGCGACTACTTCTTGGCTTAAAGAACAAGTGATTTCTGATTACGAAGCAGAAGGAGATGAAAGGTTTGCAAAAGCATTGGAAAGAGAAGTTGAAGAACATATGGCAATTGCTTTTGGTAATGCAAAAAAATCTGCAATCAAACATACTAAAAATAATTTACTGAATTCTGTTAATAAAGATAATGAGAATTTCTTCAGATTGGTTGATGAACAAAAAACAATACAAGGTAAAACACAGGCCATTCAATCACGGTATTCTGCAATTGGTAGGCAATTAGAAGGGACTCTAAGTCCTTTAGAAATAACAAAGGCTCAAGACAAATGGCTTGCAGATTCCATTAAACAAACTGTTACAAAACTTTCAGGACCAGATTCAACTGCAGCAGATCATTCTAAATATGATTTATTGTTAGAAGATGGAATAGCTGGTAAAGGAGTATTTAAGAATTCCAATCCTTTATTTTGGCTGAATTTAGATCGTGATGCTGGTAATCGAATCAATGGAATGAAAAGGACAAAGCAGATAGCCTTACAAAATGCTGCAGTAGATTATGATCCAAGAAAATATATACAAAGTTTTTTAGGTGAAAATAGTCTAGAAATTAAAGTTGAAGATGGGAAAGTTAAA